GCCTTGACGCATACATTCGGCACCTTGAGCCACGTGTCACACAGCGTTTTTGTCACTGAGCGTGAGGTTTCCTGGATGGCCGATGGTGACGCTCTGCGTTCGCGCCGGAAGCGCGCTCACGCGGCCGGGGACCATTCGCTGTGCCTGCGGTGCGCGGCTGTCCGTGATCCTGCTGCCGCCGTGCCTGCCGAGCTTGGTGCCCCGGCGGCGGAGCTGCGGGAGCTGGCGGCGCGGCTTGCGGGGGCGCACCGCGCGGATCCGGGGAATGCGCTGCTGGGCCGGGAGCTGCGGCTGACGCTGCAGGCGCTGATGGGCGGTGAGCAGGCCGATGGTGAGCTTGCAGCCCTCTTCGAGGAGCTTGGCGCGTCCTAGGTTCGCCACCCCGGCGACGCCGTCCCGGCCGAACCTGGCGGCCGGTATCGCGAAGGTCGCGGTGCTGCTGGGGTTCGGGACGCCGCTGGGCCCGGGGCTGATGCCGTGGCAGCACGACTGGAACGCGCTGGTGACGGAGCTTGGCCCGGACGGCGGGCTGGTGTACCGGCAGGGCGTCCTGGAGGTGATGCGGCAGCAGGGCAAGACGGTGGACCTGCTGTCGCTGATGGTGCACCGGGGTTTGCGCCGCCCGGGGACGCAGATCGCCTATTCGGCGCAGACACGGCTGGACGCGCGGAAGCGGCTGCTGGACTCGTGGTGGCCGCGGATCAAGCGCTCGAAGCTGGGGCCGCCGCTGATTGACGTGCGCCGTGGCTCGGGCAGTGAGGCGCTGCTGTTCAGCAACGGGTCAATGCTGTCCATCATCTCGGGGACGGAGACGTCGGGGCACGGCGACAGCCTGCACCTGGCGGTGATCGACGAGGCGTGGGCGCACCAGGACAACCACGTCGAGGAGGCGGTGCGGCCGACGCTGATGACGACGGCCGGGCAGCTGCTGGTGGTGTCGGCGGCGGGGACGGAGAAGTCGCCGTACTTCCGGGCGAAGGTGGACGACGGCCGGGCCCGCGCCGAGATGGGCGTGACGGACACGGCCTGCTACGTCGGGTACTCGTTCGCCAACGACGAGGACCCGGCGGATCCGGCGACGTGGCGGCGGCGGATGCCCGCGCTGGGGATCACCGTGACCGAGGAGACGGTGCAGGCGGACCTGGAGCTGATGGGACTGCCGGAGTTCCGCCGCGCGTACGGCTGCCAGTGGCCTGACGTGGCGAAGCCGGGCTGGGACGTCATCGGCGAGGACGCGTGGACCGCGGCGGCGGTGCCGCGGGGGTTCATGTGAGCGGCGAGGTCGCGTTCGGGTGCGCGATCAGCGAGTCCTGCGTCTGCCACGGGAAGCCCCGCCAGCACGGCTCCATCGTGGCCGCTGGGCGCAGCACGTCGGGGAAGGTCCTGGTCGACCTGGCGCCGTTCTACGGGCCGCCGCGGCTGCTGGTGGCGCGGATGGGCGTGCTGTACGAGGCGCATGACCCGGTGGCGGTGGTGGTGAACCCGAAGTCCCATTCGGGGACGCTGGTCAAGCCGCTGGCGGAGATCGGGATCGTGGTGATGCAGCCTGCGGCGCAGGATGTCGCGGTGGCGCACGGCGAGTTCCTTGACCTGGTCGAGGACGGCGGGCTGGAGCACCTGGACCAGGACCCGATGACTGCGGCGGTGCGGGCGGCGCAGCAGCGGCCACTGTCGGGGGCGCAGGCGTGGGATCCGCATGTGGCCGTCGATCAGGGCCCGCTGGTGGCCGGGAACCTGGCGGTGTGGGCGTTCCTGCGGTGGGAGGAGCTGGCCCGGCCCGGCGCACATTCATTCTGAGGGAGGCGCGGTGGCATCGGTGAGCATCCGGCTGGCGGACCTTCCGGGGATGCGCGCGTTCTTCGAGGCGGTCGGCACGCTGCTGGACGCGGTGAACGCCGCGGGCGTGCCGCCGGCGGTGACGGCGGCGGCGGACCAGGTCCGCGCGGAGGCCATCGGCATCGGCAACAGCCCCGAGATGGTGCTGGACGTGCCCGGGGACGACGCGCCGGGCTCGGGTAACGCGGAGCGGGTGCGTGCGGCGATGCGTGTGGCCAGGGCGAACCCGGGGACCGCGGTGAGCGTGGACTGGCTGCGGGAGCCCTGATGCGCCTGCCCGGCTTTTGTGGGCACTAGGCGCGGGCGGGAGCCGAGCCCGCTTACCGAGGTGCTCTAGCGGTAAGAACGCACCGGACTTGCTTTGTTCCCTATGGGCCTGGTCGCATCAGGGCCCGATGCGTTCCCGTGTTCTTCGTGCAGCCGCACCCTCGAAACCACCTTCACCCCTGCACGGATGAGGAATGCGCCGGTCGCGCCTAGTGCTCGCGGTCATCCTAATAGTCCAGACCTGGAGGTCCACTGTGCGCCTGCCCGTGGTCCTGCTGGTGTGCTCGCTGCTGGGTGTCCTCGCCGGCGCCGCGCTGATCGCCACGTGGGCGCTTGGCTGCGCGGTCATCTTCGACTCCCTGTGTGTGGGCGCCTACGCGATGTGGGGGTACGACGACGGCGAGCAGCCGGCGGCGCACGAGATGCCGGCCCGCACGCTGCAGCAGGTGCTTGACAGGGCCCGCGCGTCGTGAGGCTGGCTGACCGGCTGTTCCGCCGCGCGGGCTACTGGGAGGGCATGGCGTCCGGCGCGGCCATCATGACCACCTCCTACGGGGAGCCCGACCGGGAGCAGCTGCCGCCGGGCCTGGCCGGGCAGGCGCTGCAGGCCAACGGCACCTCGTCCGTCGTGTTCGCCGCCGAGGCGGTCCGCATGGCCCTGTTCGCCGAGGCCAGGTTCCAGTTCCAGGCGAAGGACGACAAGCACCTGTTCGGCAACACCACCCTCGCGAAGCTGGAGGAGCCGTTCGGCCCGGACTCCACCGAGGGCGACCTGCTGGCGCGGATGGAGCAGGACGCCGGGCTGATGGGCAACGCCTACGTGTGGGACGCCCCCGGCGAGGGCCGCCTGGTGCGGCTGCGCCCCGACTGGACCACGATCGTGTCCGGGGTCGTGAACGTCGCCGGCGGCGGCTGGTACCGGCACAAGATCGGCTACTACTGGGAGCCGCCGAAGTCGATCCTGGACGAGGGCAAGGGGTTCTTCGTCCCGGCGTCCGAGTGCGTCCACTGGGCGCCGATCCCGGACCCGCAGGCCGACTTCCGGGGCATGTCGTGGCTGACCGCGGCGGTGCGGGAGGTGCAGGGCGACTCGGGCCTGACCCAGTACAAGATCCGCTACCTCGAAAACGCGGCCACCCCGAACCTCCTCATCAAGTACGCGCAGAAGCTGTCCCCGGCGACGGTGGACGGCCTCCGGGAGCGGGTCACCGCCCGGTACGGCGGCGTGTCCAACGCGTTCAAGACGCTCATCCTCGACCAGGGCGCGGACACCACCGTCGTCGGCAACTCGCTGCAGCAGATGGACTTCTCCGCCGTGTCGGCGGTGGGTGTGGAGCGGATCCTCGCCGACGCGATGGTCCCTGGCGTCCTGGTCGGCCTCGAGCCGCTGCGCGGGGCCGGCCGGGGCTACCAGGAGTCGATGCAGAAGCTGGCGAACCTGTGGGCCCGGCCGCAGTGGCGTTCCGTCTGCGGCGCGCTGTCGCAGCTGCTGGACGTGCCGGCGGGGAACCGGCTGTGGTTCGACACCTCGGACATCGCGGCGCTGGCTGACGGTGAACTGGAGCGCGGGCAGGCGGCGCTGGTGCGGATGCAGGCACTTTTGGCGGCCGTTCAGGCCGGCTACACCCACGAAAGCGCTATCGCCGCCGTGGACTCGATGGACCTGTCGCAGCTGAAGGCCGGCGGCCTGGGCACCCCGGCGACGTCGAACCCGGTGCAGCACCTCCTGCCGCAGCAGCAGCCGGGCGTTACGGCGACGCCGCTGCCGCCTTCGGCGCCCCGGCTGGGCATCGGCCCGGCGTCGCCGGGCGACGGCGGGGACAACTCGCGGCCGACGCCGCGGCCCGCGGTGGGCCGCCGGTCACTGACGGGAGCCAATGGCCATGGATGAGGCAGCCTTCCACGCGGCCCTGCGTGCGGCCGGGATGCTCACTAACCCGAAGGGCACCGAGCGGCTGCACGAGTACTGGGTCCACGGCGAGGGCGCGGCGAAGATCCGCTGGGGGGCGCCCGGCGACTTCGACCGGTGCGTGATGCACCTCGGCAAGTTCATCAAGGACCCGAAGGGCTACTGCAACCTGGCCCACCACGCCGCGCTCGGCATCTACCCGGCGACGCATGCGAAAGAACTCAAGGGAAGGTCCGGCATGGCCGACAAGAAGCCCGAAGACCAGCCTGACGAGGGGCGCCCGGAATCGCTGGCGCCCTACTTCCGGTCGTTCCCGCTGGAAGACATCTCCATCCGGTCCGGCGGCGACGGCCGCACCGTGGAGGCGTACGCGGCGGTGTTCGGCGTCCCGGCGCCGGTGCGTGACCAGGACGGCGAGTACACCGAGGAACTGGACCCGTCGTGCTTCAACCGGGCCATCTCCGACGCGGCGCCGCAGGGCAGGCGGAAAGACTGGCGGGTTGGCGTGTTCTACAACCACGGCCTCACTATCACCGGCGCCCCCTCGGATCGGCACTCGATGCCGATCGGCAAGGTGCTGGACATGAAGGCCGACGGCCGGGGCCTGTGGACGGAGGTCCGCTACAACCGGACCCAGCTCGCCGACGAGGTGCTGGAGAACATCCAGGAGGGGTCGATCTCCGGGTACTCGTTCCAGGGGATGTTCCGCCGGTCGTCGCCGCTGATTCCCCGCGGCGGGTTCCGCCGGAACTACCGCACCGGGGACCTGCCGCACGTGCGGCGGCTGGAGTCGACGCTGCTGGAGCTCGGGCCGACGCCACGGCCGGTGTATGACGACGCAGCCGTGACGGGGATGCGCGCCGACCAGCTGCTCGGCGCGATGGCCGCAGACCCGGAGATGGCGATGCGGATGATCAGCATGTTCTCAGCCAGCGCTCATGAGGATGACTCGCTGCCTGACACCGGCGCTCCCGAAGCGGGACTCGCCGCCGAGGACTCGCGCCCGAGGGTGCGCTCCGGTCGGCCGATCCGGGAGCAGATCCAGCGCAACACCGCGCTGCTGCTCCAAGGCCAGTACCGGAGGTAGACCCCCGTGACCGCAGTGGAAGACGACCGCCAGCTGTCGGAGGACGAGCTGGCGGCGCAGAAGACCCGCCTGGACGCCCTGCGCGCCAGGTACCGGACCCTCCCCGACATGGAGGCCCGGCAGCGGGCCATCGCCACCGAGGAGATCCCGAAGATCACCGGCCTGGCCGAGCCGGGCGAGGACGACCTGGCGTGGCAGGAGACCCTCATCCAGGAGCACCAGGACCTGGACCTGATCGCCGCGCCGATCCGCCGCCGCGCCGAGCAGATGCTGGCCATCGCCAAGGCACACGACAACCCGGCGAACCGCGAAGGCCCCGAGCCGCGCAAGACGCCGGACCTGCAGACCCGCAACGCCGCCGGGCAGGACCCGTTCCGCGACCTGGACCGGGTGCGGCGCAACATGGTCGAGCCGGGCGAGGTCCGCGGCCGGGCCCTGGACGCGATCGAACTCGCCTCACGTCGCGGCGACCTCCTGCACGACTACGCCGAGACCGCCACCCGGCGGG